TTTTAACAGAAACAGAGAGTAATGCAGTGTCTTATGGTGTTGAGGTTGATTACATTCACTCATTTAATAATGGGCTTGGTTTTTTTGTAGGTGGTTTAATCGGTAAGGGATCAAAAGACTTAGGGAGTGATGGCGACTCAGTAGGAATCAGCGAGGTAACTTTCACAGATACAGCAATCAGAACAGGTGTGACGTATGATATTAACTCGTGGCAACTATCCGCAGGTATCGAGAATAAGATAAGACTTTATGACGATGAAGTTCTTGACGGTTACATAATAAATCTTGAAGAGAAAATACAGACAGTGTTTATAGGTGCTGGCTACAAGTTTTAGTTAATAGTGTGCCTTTCGAGGTGCATTAGTTAGTTAAAACAAAGGATGAGAGATGAAATTAAACGAAATAAGAAGAATCCCAGTACTATCAAGCGAGTTTACAAGAGAAGCTGGGGATATAGACCCCAAGCTACACGAGAGTGTTTTTAGAAGCTTCCATATAGTAGAAAAAGTAGTGGAATTACTAAAGAAAAGAACCCCACCAGAAATAATCATAGAGATTATAGAAGATCTAAAAGATGCACCAATTCCAGACACTGATAGAACAGGCATAGTGAATAATGGCTAGACTAACTGATAAAGACAGAGAGTTAATATTAGCAGAGTATCACACAGGTGAATACACACAAAGAGAACTATCAAAAAGACATAGTGTATCTGTAGGTACTGTAAGTAAGATAACTAAAGAGGAAACAGTACAAAATGAACACATAATGAACGCTCAAGTTACTGTTTTAAGGGCTAAGAGTGAACTTCCAAATGAACAGATGAACGCAATAATGAACGCTGCACAAGATAAAGAACGTAGAGAGAGATTAGTTTATGGCAATGCTGAACTAATAGCAAGTAAGATACCTGATGTAGTTAAGTCGTTTATAGTTGAGAAGAAAGATGAAGAGACAGGTGAAGTTACGCAAGAGTTTCTAATGGGTACTCAGGACTTAAAACAACTTGCAGAAGCAAACGATAAACTAGCAATAACTCTAAAGGTAGCAGAGAGACACGCACCTAAGTCAGTTACAGCTATTCAAATAAACAATGAAGAGAAAGAAGTTAAGACAGGTGTAGGTGAGTTGTATAAGGCTATCAATGAGTAACAAAAGAAACAGATACCCAGGCAAGAACGCTAATACAGAGAGAAACAAAGAGATATATGATTTAAGAGAGAGTGGTAAAACATTTAGAGAAATCAGCGAGATGTTCAATATCACTAGAGACAGAGCATATAAAGTGCATCAAGTACAAAAGAGAAATAAATGACTAACCTAACCTGCATAGAGGGATTGAAGCCATTTTGGCGAACACCATCAAGGATTAAATGTCTCTATGGTGGTCGTGGCTCAGGTAAGTCATACTCTGCAGCAACACACGTTATGATGGCATCTCGTGAAGTTACACTCAATATCTTATGTCTAAGACAGCTACAAAATTCCATCAGACAATCAATCTACACACTAATCAAAGATTTAATCTATCAAGCAGACCTACAAGCAGAGTTTCAATTCACAATAGCAGAGATAAGACACTTACGCACCGGCTCAACATTTAAGTTTATGGGTATTAGTCGTAACGTAGACGAGATTAAATCAACAGAGAATATAGACATTTGCTACATAGAGGAAGCTCACGCACTCACTAAGGATCAATGGGATGTAATCAGTCCTACTATTCGTAAAGAACACTCAGAGATAATCATTCTATTCAATCCACAACACCGTAATGACTTTGTATTCCAACAGTTTATAGAGAATCCATCAAAGAACTCAATAGTACGTAAGATAAACTATGATGAGAATCCTTATCTATCAGAGACTATGAAAGCAGTGATACAGGAAGAGAAAGAAAGAGACATTGAAGAGTATAATCACATCTACTTGGGTGTACCAAGAGAGGGAGATGATAGAGCGTTATTCGCTTATAATGACATAGAATCATCAATGGATGGAGACTTCGCAGGTGTTGACACATCAGGGGTGTGTAGTATTGCAGCCGATGTTGCACGATATGGTAGAGATAAGTCAGTAACAAGTGTTAGAGAGGGTCACAAGATACATTCACTTCAAGAGTATAAGAACTACAATACTATGGAGTTTGCTACTGTAATCAGCAATGACTATTCAAGAGGTATCAGTAAAGATGCTGTATTTGTAGATACAATCGGTGTTGGTGCAGGTGTTTATGATAAGTTACTACAAATGGGTGTTAGAGGAGTAGTTGAGGCTAATGTATCTATGAAAGCAGAAGAGACTAAGGTTTACCAAAACAAAAGAGCTGAGATGTACTTCAATCTTAAGAAGTTTGTAGAGCGAGGCGGTAAGTTACCTAACGATAAGGAACTCAAAGAAGAGCTATTATCACTTAAATACTTCTATAACCAGACATCAGGAAAGATACAACTGATAAGCAAGGATGATTTAAAAGAAGAACTAGGACGTTCACCGGATAAGTCAGACAGTGTTGCGCTTCATTTCTTTAGAAGAGTAAGACCAATGAGTATGAGAAACCAACATCAACCACAAGGACGTACAGATGATTGGAGTCCTTATGATTAGGAGTAATAAATGGCAGTAGAAGAGCTAACATTCAAAACTAAGCACGATGAGTGGCAGTATAGTAATTGGACTAAAGATGATATTTATAAAGCATATCTCTTAGAGTATGAAGCAAGAATGACACTGAGTAAAGAATGTAACAGGCTTAATAGGAAGTTGGCAGAAGTTAGGCATCTTGTGGGATGTAGTAATAATTAATAATATGTTATAATAGCGCAATAATATCGAAAGGAGATTGTTATGGGATGGAATCTAAAGAAGAAGTTTAAGAGTAGTAAAATTCACGAATGGTCAAAGTTTAGTCACGATCCAGGTGGTCTATTTGTGCAGAGCAATGACGCTACATTCGCAAAGTGGCAGAAAACATTAGATATTGGTGGATATGGTGCAAAACCTGCACAAGCAGCACAAGAAGCAGAAGCGGCAGGGAAAAAACAAGAAGCAGCAATAGCCAAACAAGAAGCTGAGATAGAAAAGAAGCGTAAACAGCAGCAAAATGTTATTGAAGAGCGTGCAGGTCGTATGGCTAAGAATCAACTACTTTCAGGTAAAGAGACAGGTGTTACAGGCTCATACAGTCTACTAGGGAGATAAAATGTTTAGAAGCAACGAACTTATAAAGCTAACAAAAGACGATAAAGAAATCACAATCAATCCTAATACTGAGTTTAATAGTATTCCTGCGGGCTATAAGATATGGAATTCAGCAATCATTCTTAAAGATGAGAAAGTTGTTATAGTTTTAAAGCCTGGACAAATCACAACTGAACTTAAAGGTGATGTACCTACTAAGAGAAGAAGAAGGAGTGCATAATGGCTGATAGTTTTGAACAGATAAACAAACGCTTCGAGGCAGCAAAGTCCAATAAGCTTCAATGGGAACACCACATTAAAGAGTGCTACCGTTTCTTTATGCCAGAGCGTAACACAATAGACGAAAGAGAGAAAGGTGCTAAGAAACGTGAGTGGGTATTCGACTCAACTGCACAAGACTCTTTAGAAGACTTTGCTACTCGTATGGAATCCGAACTAATCCCAAGCAACATTAACTGGATGAAGTTAGAATCAGGCTCAGATATACCGGAAGACAAAGAAGATGAGACAAACGAGTACCTAGATGATACTACTGAGATAGTATTTAATCATATAAGATCATCAAACTTTGCATCACAAGCTCACACTGCATTTTTAGACTTAGGTATCTCTACTGGTGCACTTATAGTTGAAGAGGGAGATGGAATACAGTCTAATCTTAACTTTAGATGTGTAAGTTTATCCGAATTAGTTATCGAGCAGTCACAACAAGGGATAGTTAAGACAGTATTTAGAGAGTTTAAACTACCTGCTGCTGATATAAAAGAGATTTATCCAAGAGCCAAGATGACTCAGAAGCTGAAAGAGTTAGCAAAAAACAAGCCAACTGATGAGATAAGTCTAATCGAGGGAACTATTTTTGATGGTAAGATGTACGATAATGTAGTAATGTACCCTGAAAACAATCACTTCCTTATACAAGAGAAGATAGAGTCTAGCCCTTGGATAGTATTTAGAGAATCAACAATACCTGGTGAGACTTATGGACGTGGTAGAGCTATGACAGCACTTCCTGACACTAAGACTTTAAACATAATGGTAAGAGATTATCTAAAAGGTCTAGCTTGGTGGAGCAATCCATCATTCACTGCAACTGATGATGGTGTTATTAACCCTCATAACTACAGAGCCAAACCAGGAATAGTTCACGCAGTAGGAAGCAATAGCAGAGATAACCCTACTTTACAACCGTTACAAGTTGGTGGAAGTCCACAAATAGCTATGGATGCAATATCAAGACTACAAGACTCAGTTAGACGTGTAATGATAAGCAAGCCATTCGGTAATGTAGAAGAAACACCTGTTAGAACAGCAACAGAGATGAGTATTCGACAAGCTGATATGGCTAAGACTTCACTAGGTGCATCATCTCGTATTCAAAACGAGTTAATGGAAACATTAGTAGCTAGATGTGTTTACATACTAAAGAAAGCCGGTAAAGTAGCAGACTTCAAAGTAGATGGTAGAGAAGTTAAAATCAAATACACTTCACCTGCTGCTCGTATGCAAGACGAACAAACATTAGTAGCAATGGGTAGAGCTATGGAATTCTTTGCTATGTTACCACCTGAGTTAGTTAACGAAGAAATTAGAATGGAAGACTTTCCAAGTGAGATTGTAGAAGTGTTAGGTTTACCGTCAAAGTTTAAACGCTCAGAAGAAGAGAAGATGCAAAAACAACAACAGAGACAACAACAAGAGCAGCAAGAGCAACAGATAGCAGCAGCACAAGTTCAGCAGGAGCAAGCATAATGTATAAAGATGATTTAGGTTTGTTTGACAGCGAAGAAGTAGCACAAGAGGTACAAGATGAGATACATAGTCTATTCGAGGGTACATTTAACACTAAACTAGGAGAAAGACTCTTAGAGCATCTTTCTCTGGTGTTTGTTGATAGAGATATATATGAGCCTGGTATGACACTTGACCAAGTAGCGTTTAGACAAGGTGAAGCAAGTATAGTTAAAAAAATAATCAAGGAGTTAAATAATGGCTGATTTACCAAACAGAGAACTAAAGACGGTATTAGCATCAGGAGAAGTTACAGTAATCAAGCTTGGCGGTACAAGTGCAAGTGATGCAGTAGCTAAAGTTGGAGATATTGCAGCAGCAGCAGCCATAAGAGATGCTAAAATCGCTGCTAATTCAACACAACTAGGGACAGAGTTGATAAGTGGTGGAGAAATAACAATAGATAGTGGTAATCTAACATTTACAATCGCAGCAGCAGTTTATCATCACGTAGATACCTGGACTGATCCTGAAAATCCTGTAATTACAAAAGTATCAACTGTTCAACAAGCAGGAATAACACCTGCATACTTAACAACAGCAGCAACAAGTGTAATAACATTTGATAAGCTAGGGAGTGTAGTACAGTTTGATTCTATACCAATTGGCGAAGATGTAAGAGATTATGCTGAATTAGGCGTAATAGTTCATACTAACCTTACTACAATTTCAGGTGTAAGTAACGCAGTGCAAGGTAACTCTGCAAACGTACCAGGAACTTTTGCAGACTTTAGAGCAGCATTTGGACAAATCAATCTTACAGGTAATGAATTCTCAGTAAAAACACTACTATCAATTAAGAAGAGTGCAGGAACAGTATTTGGAATAGGACAAAACTTCAAGAACAATCCTAAAGACCCTAACACAGTTTCAACAGATGCAGCAGACCCACAAGCATTACTTCTTACTTACCAAGACGGCGCAGGAGGTTGGACTAACGTAATAGCAACAGATGTAGACCCTGCAAACTATGATGATGGGAGTGGTACACTAGCAAGCGTATCAGTTAATAATTGGACTGTTCAGCACATATGGCTAGCAACAGGCTCAGGTACAGTAGTTATGGATTACGGTCAAAAGACATTCTCAACAAAAGACGATGCTATCGCAGCCTGTACTAGATGCGAAGCAGAAACTAATCCGATTACAAATAACCTTATTTTAAGAGGATGGGTTATAGCAAGAGGTGGTGCTGCTGATTTAGCAGTAGATACTGATGGAATAATCGTTCACGCAAATAAGTTTGGACTCTAATCCCTTTTGGGGTTAGCTCATATAACAGCCATATATGCAAAATCCCTGCGATATGGTTGTTATATGCGTTAATTCGCATAATTTAATATAAGGACACGCTATGGAAAATGAAAACGTAGCCCCTGAGACAAATTCGCAGGGAACAGAAACAACAACAGAGGCGACTACAGAAAGTCAAACACCAACAACTTATCTGCAAGGTAAATATGATTCAGTATCAGCACTTGAAAAAGGTTATACAGAATTACAATCAAGCTACTCTAAGAAAACACAAGAGTATCAAGAGGCAATGAGTGGATTAACTGGTGCGCCGGAAGCTTATGAGATGAATGAGGGTGTGTCTATTTCAGACAGTATGCAAGACTACGCAAGAGAAAATAACTTCTCTAATGAAGCACTAAACAATCTAGCAGAAGCATATCAGAGTGATAAAGCAGCAGCAAGTGAAGCGTTTTATAGTGAGCAGAGAGAACTACTAGGCAAAGATGCAGACACTAGACTGACAAATGTTCAAGATTGGGCAAAAGCTAACTTAGGCGCAGACTCTATGGAGGCATTTGAAGGTATGATTAATAGTGCTGCAAGCGTAGAGATGTTTGAGCAGATAATGAAAATGAACTCAGGAACAGCACCGGCGAAAGTTGCACAGCCTAAGACGATGGTAGATCACGACACTATTACTACTATGAGATTTGCTAAAGATAATTTTGGACGTAGAAAAATGTCTAGTGATCCAACATATCGTGCTAAAGTAGAAGCTATGGAGAAAGAATTTGTAGGTGGAGGTGGGAAGCTTTAGGCTTCTCTACCTAACAAAGGCAAGTAAAATAGTACCACCTACAAATAAGTATGGCAATATTAATTCAAATGCTTCTCTTCCATAATCATCTTTACTAAAACTTCTTTGTTTATATCTTGTGTTGTTTATTGGTTTCATCTTATATCCTTTCTATAAACTCTTAACCTAATAACTAGTGCAGTATCTAATCTGAAAGAAAAAAGAAATGCAAAAGAAAAAAGAGTGTTCGTCCATAGTTAAGATTATATCACACCCCTAAAATGTGTCAAGTTTTTCATTCATATAAAAATATATCAACTTCATATTAATTAATATTAGACTTAATATATAAATATATCAAAATCTATGGTATAATTATTGCAACGATATTTAAAACACCTACAACTTACAGACACCTCTTCACAGAGCCTGACAGTTTTAGAAGTTTATAGCCGAAAGCTATGACCTCCTGAATTGTCAGGAGCTACCCTAAGCCTGACGCATAATTATCAAAACTTTAAAACAAAGGGGATATTATGTCTCAGAATCTA